TATCTATAAAATCACTGTTATACCGTTAAATCAAGTTTACATTGGATTAGACACAAAACCCTCCTATAAATTATCTAGATGGAAAGAACACTGCAAAGAAAGTCAAGGGCGATGCAGAACTAAACTTCACAAAGCTATGGATTATTACGGTGTTGAAAATTGTAGTATAGAGATTGTGGAAGATAATTTTAATTCTATTGGAAGATTAGCGTTGGCTGAGATCGAATATATTAAAAAATTTGATTCGTATAAAAATGGCTTAAACTCAACTCCCGGTGGAGACGGTCTAGGTAAGCATGGTTTACACCAATTAACAGAAGATGAGATACTCGAAATAAAATTTGCATTAGGAGATAACTTCAGAAACTATAATAAAAATATTAAATGGGCAAATACTTCTGAAGAAGATCGAAAAAAATTAACTGAACATTTACATACAGCAGAAATTTATAGAAAAAAGTCCGAAACACTTAAAAAGTTCTACGAAGCAACTCCGTCTGTAGCAAAAGATAAAGCTATAGGAATTAGAAAATGGCAGCTAGAAAACCGAGACGAGTTAAAAGAAAAAAATAAAATTAATTCTCTTAAAGGAGCCTCAAAAGTTTCGAAGAAAATAAAGGTTGAACTCGAGACCGAGGAAGTGTTATACTATGCAAGTAAAAGTGAATTTCAAAGAAAGACCGGTCAGTGGGCGAAAACTATTATAGAAAAGACTCAGCAGGGTATTTTCTACAATGGATATAAAATATGGGAAGAAAAATGAACGAACGAATTCGAGAACTTGCTGAACAAACAGGCTACATCTGGCACGCCAGCGGTGATCCACAGATCTACGAATTTACTCCAGAGAAACTGGACGAGTTCGCCGAGTTGATTGTGCAGGAATGTGCTGGTGTCGTGGCCGACGCAGTAGACCATCGTGAACCCGCTTCAACTTATGTCAGTAAGATTACGCAACATTTCGGAGTCGGAGAATGAGTAATTTGTTTAAGAAGGCGGCGACATTCACGGACGTGCATTTTGGTTTAAAAGGCGGTAGTAGGACACACAATCAAGATTGTGAAGATTTTGTAAAATACTTCTGTAAAACTGCTAGGACAGAAGGTTGTGAAACTGCTATATTCCTAGGCGACTGGCATCATAATAGAAGTGCTACAGATGTTTCTACCATGAACTACACGCTTTCGAATCTCGAAAGGCTCAGTAAAAACTTCGAAAAGGTTTATTTTATCTTAGGCAACCACGATCTATTCTATAAAGACAAACGCGAAATTAATTCTGTAGAATTTATGAGATTGTTTCCTAACGTCATTCCGATTCGAGAACCTTTTACTGGAGGTGATGTCACTATTCTACCTTGGCTAGTAGGTGATGAATGGAAGGATGTTCCTCAAATCAAAAGTCGATACATATTCGGACACCTAGAATTGCCATCATTTTACATGAACGCCATGGTACAGATGCCGGATCACGGACAATTGCAGCGCAGTCATTTTAAAAATCAAGAATACGTGTTCACTGGACACTTCCATAAACGCCAGCATAGCGGAAATATCATTTACATGGGCAATGCTTTCCCCCATAACTATGCAGATGCTGGCGACGATGATCGCGGCATGATGATCCTAGAGTGGGGTGGCACACCAGAATATCGCACATGGCCCGATCAACCGGTCTACAGATTGTACAGGTTAAGTCAAATCATGGATGACAGTGACAATCTCATGAGACCAAAGATGCACTGTCGTGTCACTATCGATCTTCCTATCACATTCGAAGAGGCTAATTTTATCAAAGAGCAGTTCATTCCTCAGTACGGTCTCAGAGAATTGATGCTGATACCTGAAAAAGTAGCAGTAGAATCTAATGCTGTGCCCATAGATCTAGAGTTCGAATCCGTGGATACCATCGTGATGAACCAGATCAATGCCATCGACTCAGAAGCCTTTGACAAAACGCTGCTGCTGGACATATACAAAGACCTATGAAATTTTACATTTACCTGTTCCGTTAATAAATAATAAAACGGAGAAATTAAAATGTCAGTATTTTCTAAAAAATATTGGTTATCAAAAGGAATGAGTGAAGAAGAATCATTATATCAAGTTTCTATAAGAAGACCTAATAATATTCTATACTATATTAACAAAGGTTTTTCTCAGGAAGAAGCATTAGTTAAAGTAGTTGAACACCAAAAAAAATCATCTAAAAAAAGAGGATTACTTCCAGAAGAAGAAAGAAGAAAATTATCCCCAAGATGTATAGAATTTTATTTAGAAAAAGGTTTATCTGTAGAAGAAGCAAAAGAAAAACTATCTCAATTCCAAAAAAATTTTAGCAAAGAAATTTGTGTAGAAAGATACGGAATAGATAAGGGTATTGAAATATGGAAAAGTAGACAGGAAAAATGGCAGAAAACTCTAAACTCTAAATCTAAAGAAGAAATAGAAAAAATAAATCAAAAGAAAAATAGATGGAAAAATTTGTCTAACGATGAATCAAAAAAACTAAAATTAAAAGTAGCAAATTCTGTAAAAAATACAGTATCTAAAAGGTCAATAGATGACAAAAGAAAAGTAGGAAAAAATATAAGTAACGGAAAAGTAAAATTTGGTTATGCTATTCCTAGAGAACAACTTCCTGAATTCAAACTCTATAAAAGCATGGTATGGAATGAAACTAAAAAATATAATTTAAATTTATTAGAAAATTACCATCTTAGAGGAAAAAAATCATATCATTTAGATCATCAGTATAGTATATGGCAGGGATTTTTAGATAAAATTCCTCCGACAATAGTTGGACATTTTTGTAATTTAAAAATGATAGATTATAAACAAAATTTGTCTAAACATACCAAATGCAGTCTATCCCTGGATGATCTTAAAAAATTAATAAAGGATTTTGATGATAAAAATTAAAAATGTGACTGCAAAGAATTTTCTCTCAATTGGAAACCAGACACAGGCTGTAAATCTAGATAACGGCCAGTTAACACTAGTCTTAGGTGAAAACCTAGACTTAGGAGGCGATGGTTCTGGTTCTAGGAATGGTGTTGGAAAAACCGCAATCTTAAATGCAATTAGCTATGCTATCTATGGCCAGGCATTGACCAACATCAAACGAGACAATCTCGTAAACAAGATCAACAACAAAGCCATGCTGGTAACCTGTTCTTTCGAAAAGTCGGGCGTGGAATATCACATCGAACGTGGTCGCAAGCCTAATCTGCTCAAGTTCAGTATCAACGGACAAGAACAGCAGCAGATCGATCAGGATGAAAGCCAAGGTGACAGCCGAGAAACACAGAAAGCCATAGAAGAGCTGTTCGGCATGAGCCACGACATGTTCAAACATCTAGTGGCACTGAACACCTACACAGAACCTTTCCTGTCTATGAAGGCGGCAGATCAGCGAGCCATCATCGAAGAGCTGTTAGGCATCACGCTGTTAAGCGAAAAAGCAGAACAGCTCAAAGAACAGATCAAGTTTTCAAAGGATGCCATCGCTGCAGAAAACACCCGCGTCGAGACCGTCAAGATATCTAACGAAAAGATCCAGCAGAGCATCGAAGCTCTGGAGAGAAAAGAACGCCTCTGGACTGAAAACAAAGGCAAGGCCATTGTTGATCTAGAAACCAGCATAAGTCATCTGGAAAAGATCGACATCGAAGCGGAGATCGCTGCACACAAATGCTGGGACGACTATAACAAAAAGAAACAGCGCAAGGATGCTGCGGAGAAATGGATCGCTAACATCACTGCGGACAATCAGAAGCAGGAACGATTGATCGAAAAACTGAAAAAAGAGATAGCCAGCCTCGAAGCCCACAAGTGCTATGCCTGTGGACAAGACGTCCACGACACTAAACAGGCGGAAATACTAGCAGCCAAAGAAGAGCAGGTCAAGGAAGCGGCTCTGCAGATACTAGCTAATCAGACACAGGAGCAGGAACATCAGGACACACTGAAAGAGATCGGTGAGATAGAGCAATGTCCAGTGACGCAGTACGACACCATAGAGCAGGCCTACAATCATCGCAGCACCGTAGAAGGTCTACAGAAAGACTTGACTGCCAAACAGGCTGAAACTAATCCCTATACCGAGCAGATCGAAGAACTGAAACAGACCGCGGTGCAGGAAATCGACTGGAACATGCTGAACGAATTAACTAGGGTTAAAGATCACCAGGAGTTTCTGCATAAATTATTAACCAGCAAAGACAGTTTTGTGCGCAAGAAGATCATCGATCAGAATCTGGCATTCCTAAATCAGCGTTTGACCTACTATCTAGATCGCATCGGACTTCCACACATCGTAGAATTCCAGAATGATCTCAGTGTTATTATCACACAGCTGGGACAGGATCTAGATTTCGACAACCTAAGCCGTGGTGAACGCAACAGGTTGATACTATCTATGTCGTGGGCGTTCCGAGATGTATGGGAAAACTTATATCATCCCATCAATCTGCTGTTCATCGATGAGCTGGTAGATTCGGGCATGGACGCATCGGGTGTAGAAAGTTCGATCGCGGTATTGAAAAAGATGACCCGTGAGCGCAACAAGAACGTTTTCCTCATCTCGCATAGGGATGATCTAACCAGCAGAGTAAATCACGTGTTGAAAGTGGTAAAAGAAAACGGATTTACCAGCTACAACACGGATATTGATATAGTAGAATAATGGCCACAGATACGCATGACAAGATGATTGAAGCGTTCCAGAACTATTTCAAGTGGCAGGATCGATTTGAATGGCGTGGTTCAGACGAAGCAGGAATCAAAGCACGATTCTGGCTGTCAGAGATACGCAATTTCGCTTCGGAAAGGCGCAAAGAAATACAGGCAAAAAGAGATGAGAGGCGCAAAGCCAGAAAAGGCATCAAAGGAAGGCCGCCAAAACTAACTAAATGAGTGCTGTGGACGTATCAAAACGAAATCGTAGAAGAAATACCCGAAGGCTATATTGGCTTTGTGTATCTCATCACGAATCTACAGTCCGGACAGAAGTACATAGGCAAAAAATTAGCACAGTTTCGTCGCACTAAACCACCTCTCAAAGGCAAACGACTTAAAAGAAGATCAACAGTAGAAAGCGATTGGCGCGATTACTGGGGTTCTTCTGATAGGCTCAACGCAGATGTCCAAGCATTAGGTCCGGAAAACTTCACTAGAGAAATACTTTATCTTTGCAAATCCAAGGCAGAAATGTCATATCT